TCACTACGGTCCTTTCTATACTGTCTCGTGACTCCATTGCTAAATGGCGAGCACGTGTCGGTGAGAAAGAAGCAAACCGTATCTCCTATCGCGCATCTACGCGTGGTACTGCGGTTCACGAAATCTGTGAACAGTACGTAAACAACGACCCCGACTATGACAAGTACATGGCGATGAATATCGACACTGGTGAACAGACGTTGACCAAACGTACTCCCGATCTAATCGAGTCTTTCCTGAAACTCAAACCCATCCTTGACGAACGTCTTGGTACCGTCTATGCTCAAGAAGCGCCACTGTACTCTACCCATTTGGGTGTTGCTGGTCGTGTGGATTGCGTGGCTGAGTTCGATGGTAAACCTTCCATCATTGACTACAAGACTTCCATGAAACCAAAACGTCTTGATTGGATCAAGAACTATTTCATGCAAGAGTCCGCATATTCAATCATGTGGGAAGAACGCACTGGAATGCCTATCACTCAACTCGTGACAATTATCTCTGTCGACAACCATGAACCACAGGTGTTTATCGAACATCGTGACAACTGGGTGCGTCCATTACGAGATACTATCGCTCAATATAACGAAGAAAATTCTCACAATTCCCTTGACATATAAATAGTATCTGTTATACTTACCATATCAAATTATAGGGAATTTGATCGATGATATCATTCAAATCATTCTTATCAGAAGAGGTCAATGTGTCCGACCTACCGGATGTATTCGGTGACCTGTCTGTTGAGAAAAAATCCGAAAACAGTAAGACCACAGTATTTGTTGTTCGGTCAGGAGACCGTCTCACGGACAGGGATGAGATCGCTCGTGACCTAAACCAAGCGGGTGTCAAGGCAGAAGTTCGTGAGAAGTCTGGGCAGTCAGTTGACCCTATATTCATTGATTCTGGTTTCGATACCAAAGTAGTTATTCTGGTAAAACCTAAGTCCGGTGGTATCGGTGAGACCACTCTAAACGCATCTATTACAGAACTGTTCCCTGCCATCGCGTGGGAAACGGGTTACACGATGACGACCAGTGTACAAGATTTCTATGATCACCTATTGAAACAGGACCCTAAAACTCTAACCTGTGTTCAACCGTCCGATGCTCAAGCAGCAATCGATACCATCCAGAAGGCGTCTGAATCTTCCAAGTTCACTGAGAAGATGTTGAACGCGATGGGCGTCTACAAGTATCTGCAAGAAGAAAACAAGAACAAATCAATCAAACAGGTCTATTGGGGATATCGTGCAAAACCTACGGGTGTCCCTAAGAACCATCCCGGCGATATCTTTATTGAGTTTACCGATGGTGCAATGTTGGGAGTATCCCTCAAAGCGGGTGGTAAGAAGACCAAAGAACCTAAACTCAACACCTACGTCAATCCTATCTTCACGTCCTTCAAGAAACAACGTAATGTAAGTGTCCTTCGCAGACAACTGCACACCGATGTCTATTCTAAGATACAAGGTATGCCACCTAGTGGTGCATATGACAAATCCAAGAAACGAGTTACTTCTGGACTACTAGTAAAGTTGAATCGTGATGACAGTGCCAAATATGAGGAACTGTACGACAAACACTTGGAGACATGTCGTAAGGCTGTCATTGACCTTTTCAATACAGATAAGGATAAGACTCTAGACTATATCCGGACAGAAATATTGAGGGACGCACCCGACGTTCCTACCAAAGTTATCAAAGCGGTAAAGGACGGTTTTGAAGAGATCACTTCGAATGATGAACTAGGTGTATTTTTGCCTATGGTAAAGTTCGTTCGTGCATATCCATCTACCACATCAAAACAGAATTGGTTCATTGAACTAAAGTCGAAAGACGATAATGTGACTATGGAGATGTCCATACGAACTAATAAAGCGGGTAGTGCGGGTCAAAAGAAACTGGGACAATTTTTCAATTTAGCAGTCAAATATAATTCACTGAGTACATAATGGAAAACTTCGCAAACTTCATTACAGAGCAAAAGAATACGCATATGACTCACATCGAGGACAAAGTCCTGTACGGTGGAGTTTCTGGTACGCGTGAAGCTATCAATGCGTTACGTGGTTTGCGAGACATGTTAGCGGGAAAGGGTGCGGGCAATGTATCTGTCAAATGGGACGGTGCGCCCGCAATCTTTTGTGGAGAGGACCCAAGTGACGGTAAGTTCTTTGTTGCTAAGAAAGGTATCTTCAACAAGAACCCAAAGGTATATAAGACCGACGCAGACATCGACGCGGACACCAAGGGCGACCTGAACTCTAAGTTGAAAGACGCACTCAAGTATTTACCATCCCTAGGAATCAAGGGTGTCATACAAGGTGACTTTTTATTCGGTGACGGAGATGTCTCTACTAAGACCATCGATGGTCAGAAGTACAGTGTGTTTCATCCAAACACCATTGCATATGCAGTACCCTACGACCAAGCAAAAGAAGTACGTAGTGCCAAGATCGGTATCGTATGGCACACAACATACACTGGTGATACATTTGAGTCTATGCGAGCGACATATGGTGTGGACGTGTCGAAGTTTCGCAATTCTGTAAACGTATGGTCACAAGATGCGATGTTGACCGACGTGACTAATGCGACGATGAGTGAGCGCGAAACCAAATCAGTCAATGATCTACTGACACAAATCGGTCGTCTATTCAAACAGACATCTGCTACAACACTGAAGGCGCTAGAAGATAACCAGAACCTTGCACAGGCGATTGAGACTTACAACAACTCGTTTGTTCGTGCTGGTACGCTCATCCCAGACTCCAAGAGACACGTTAGAGGATTGATAAGTAATAGACAAGCTTACTACAAAAAAGAGATTGATAGTAAGAAGTCTCAGCGTGGTAAAGACACTTGGAAACAGAAATTTGCAGATGAAATGGACTTTTTCTCTACTACTAATAAGACAAATCTAGAAAAGATGTTCGAAATGCAACGTTTGATGGTATTGGTCAAATTAAAACTTATAAATAGTTTGGACAAACTTAAATCGATTGATACTTTCGTGAAAACTTCTAATGGTTACAAAGTGACTGGCGAAGAAGGATACGTTGCAATTGATACACTTGGTGGTGACGCGGTGAAACTTGTTGACCGTATGGAATTCTCATACAACAACTTTTCATCCGATATATTGAAAGGGTGGGATTCCGCCCGCAGATAACATGGAATAAACCAATAGAGGAAAATGACATGCTGTCATTCAAAGACATGGTATCGGAAGTACTTGACGTTGCTCAACGTCGTAAACTTGCGATGCGTATGAAGAAGAACAAAGCACGAATCGCTATGGCGCGTAAACGTGCAGAAAGAAAAACTGCATCAATGGATGTCCTAAAGAAACGTGCACGTAAACAAGCACGTAACGCATTGGTATCTAAGATTACCAAAGGACAAGATAAGTCCGACATGACAGTCGCTCGTAAGAGAGAAATCGAGAAGCGACTGGACAAACCGGCAATGCAGTCAAAATTAGATCGGACCGCCCGAAAACTCATCAAAGTCGTTCGTAAGAAAGAAATGGAACGTAAGAGAAACAAAAGCAAGGCGGGCGATAAAAAGTGATTAAGAATTTTAGTCAATACCTTGTCGAAGAAGAACGCGAAGTCTATTTCACGTTTGGTCGTATGAATCCTCCTACGATTGGTCACGGCAAGGTAATGGATGCGTTAGCACAGAAGTCTGGGAAAGCAGACTATAAAGTATTTGTGTCTCAGTCACAGGACGCAAAGAAGAATCCTCTATCGTACTCCGACAAAATCAAACACACACGTAAGATGTTTCCGAAACATGCACGGAATATCATGGTGGATAAGTCGGTCAAGACCGCTATCAACGCCATGGTCGCACTGTATGACCAAGGTTATAAGTCAGTAACTATGGTTGTAGGTGACGACAGAATTACAGAATTCGATGTCCTGTTGAATAAGTACAATGGGACAAAGGCCAGACACGGTTTCTACAACTTCAAATCTATCAAAATAGTATCCGCCGGTAAGAGAGATCCGGATTCTGTTGGAGTTGAGGGCATGTCTGCCTCTAAACAACGTGAGAACGCATCAAAGAATGATTTCGTTGCATTTTCGCAAGGGGTTCCTAAGTCAATGTCTAACCCAGACACACGTAAGTTGTTCAACGACGTGCGTAAGGGTATGGGACTGAATGAAGCCAGCGAATTCCGTAGTCATATAGAATTAGCGACAGTGTCCGAAGCACGAGAGAAGTTCGTTCAAGGCGAACTCTTCGAAGTCGGTGATATGGTAGTGATCAAAGAAAGTGAAGAGGTCGCTATCATATCGATTCTAGGCGCGAACTATGTTATCGTTGAGACTAACGATGGCAAGAAGATGCGCAAGTGGTTAGAGTCTGTGGAGTTGATCTCCGAAGACGTGACCCAAAAGCAACTCAATGATTTAGAAAAGTTCGGTGACCGTTTGTTGAAGAAGTTCGACATCGACATCGAATTTACACGACACTTCGCAGACCGTATGAACGATAAGAGAAATGACCCTGCTATCAAGGTTACAGAACTCCAACGGTTGTTTAAGAAGATCGCAAAGAATAAGGGCAAAGACGTAAAGAAACACGGAGATGCGGAAGCAGTATTGAAAGATATGCAGTCCGATCTAAATCTCCCTGTTGTGGTGAACTATAAGAACGGTGAGTTCGAAGTAGTGAACAAAACTATCATGCGTAAGAAAGACTTCAAGACATCGAGTCCTGAAATCAAGTACGAGTCACAGGACCCAGATATAAAGGATCGTGAAGGTACTCAACCATCGCGTTACCATAAGGGACTAGAAAAGTCGACCAAGGTCAAACGTGATGCACACTTCAAGAAACATGGTAAGAAGGCAGACGATGATGAGTCTGCATACAAACCAGCGCCTGGCGATACAACTGCCAAGACTAAACCATCCAAGTACACCAAGTCATTCAAGGACATGTACGACGAAGATTGTTGGGATGGGTACAAAGAAGTTGGTATGAAAAAGAAAGGGAACAAGATGGTCCCTAATTGTGTAGCAGAAGAAAATGAACTTCTAGAAAGTTGGGTATCAGACTTGATGCATAAGTTGGG